CCCACTTCAGTTTCATTTCCGTTTGAATCTACTTGTTTGTTTGCATCGAACCAAATCGATGCAAACTGATCTTCATCAGTATTTGGTGTTGAGGTAATTATACACTTACCACCAGTCGATAATGTAGGTGATAGAGAAGTCCAAAACTCTTTTGCAATATTAGGTTCAACGAATGCAAATTCGTCTAGGTAAACCAATGACAAAGACATACCACGACCAGTATTTTCAGTTGTGGTAGTAGCAACAATGCGCGATCCATTATCAAAGGCCATAGATCTTTTGTTATATTCTTTCACGCCTGCTCTGATATGATCGGGCACCGATTCGTAAGCAAATCTAACACGGTGCATAATTTCTTGTGCGCCATCGTATTTGTTTGAAGCAATTAAAATTGTTGCATCTGAGTTAAACATGGAATACCATAGCAGATATCCGGCCGCTGCCATTGTCTTGCCCATCTGACGGCTGACCATGTTTACCGATTTTCTGTAATTATTATAATTCTTTATAAGATCGTACTGAAAATCATATAATTCAAGCTTCACCCTACCGCGCATAGGATGTTGAATATACATAAAATTTGATATGAAATACTCAGGGCCTGTTTCCGGGTCCATGCAGGCCCTGAGTTCATCTATTTGCTCCTTGGTATAGGAGACTGTAGTGTAGGCCCGTTTTACAAGTTTTTCGTCTTGATAAATTGCCATTTTAGTTTTTAGAAGATTCCTTTAAGAATTTCCTGTAGTTGTAAACTAATTCTTTATGGGTTTCAGCTACTTGCATCTTCTTCTGCTCAGGATTGTCGCCTTGGCGAGCGCCAGATGGGCCTACTTTCTTAACTACAGGGCTATCAGCGCCATTAGGGAAGAAATCCTGACCATCGGCAACTTCGATATCGTCATAACCATTATTGATATCTTCTGGTAGTAAATTTCCAGACATTGGATCAAACCCCTTACCGTGATTTTTTACCGATTGTTGTTGTGCGAATTTATTTGCCAACATGCTTGCATAATCGGCTAGTTGATATTTATTTGGTGCATTAGAAACAAATGCTTCGTGTCTTGCTTGATATGCTGCTCTTACCATGTCGTCAGTAATTTCAGCATCGGCTGTACTTTCCATTGGAGCAGGATCATCGATACCATATGGGTCATTGGTATTGTCAAGTTCAAACTCATCCATACCACCGGAACCTAAGTTTTCCCCATCTACACCGGAAATATCGGTGGCTTCTTCGCCGCTGTCATCATATACAAATTTTCCATCAACATCGTGACCGAAAGCAAAATCATCACCATTAGCAGAGTTAAACCAATGTAATCTCTGTGAATCGCTGTGCGCTTCTTGCTCGCTCTGGTAAGGGCCGGCACCAATAAAACCATCAGCCCTGACAATAAACCACCCGGGTTCATCGGCAGACTCGTCCCCTAGTTCAATTCTTTCCGACATTGCCTTTTTTAGTAACTTTGTTCCAGTATCGGCTTTATTAAATTCTTTTGCCACATCTTGCTTGATTCCTACTCTCTTTGCAAAACTCGGATCATGAGCTGCCGCTGCCATAAATCTTGCTTGCTTTTCAGATTTTGATTTCTCATTTAATCCAGGAACCGCAGTTACTCCATCGGTCAAAATACCTGCAAGCTTTTTCATTCTATCTAAATCGTTCATTATAGGACTCCTGTCTTCAATAAATTAGTCTTTTTAATCCTTCCAAAGAATCCCACATCGTCTTTCTTTAAATTTTTAGGATCATTAAATCCATCATACCCCTTGGGTAAATCGGCATGATCAATTGTTTCTGCCTTGCTTAATGCATTTTCAGCAGTTGTAATGCTTCTTTCTTTTCTTACAGCCTCTAATTCTTTTAAGAAACTAATATTGTATTCTTCGCCATATGCAGGCTTCTCGTCAGGTTCGTAATCAGAACCCAATCTTGTTTTGTACTTTTCTTTATACTCCGGCGAAGTTCTATCCACATATAAATCTGTTTCAATCTGGCGTGGGTCGATGTCAGAATACACAGCAAGCAAGGCTGGAGAAATGTTAAGACAATTGCAAATATAAACTCTTAAGAAATCTAATGATGCTGGATATCCTAACACAATATCACAGATATACACAGGGGTGTTTGAAACATTAGGAAAATCCAACGGATTTGCCTGAATAGGTGTTTTCCTAAAAGAAGATGCCGACTTTAATTCGTATTTCTTTAATCCGGCTTCGAGACTGTCAATCATGATATCTTTCATATCATGAACTGCAAACTTCAATACATATTTGTATTCTGTTTTGGTTTCTGCTACATAGCTTACAAATGATTTGGTTTCTGCCATTTTGATGACTCCGTTATAATGACTATTTATCATTTTCAGGAACGGTTCCACAACCAAACGTCATTACCACAGTCCCAAACTCTATCATAACCATTATTTTTCATATTTTCCCATTCAGTTAAATTAGGATCATATGTCTTTAGTATCGACTTTAATTTATGTTTTTGATATTTTAATCTATTTTCAAAAATCATGTAATCCTCTGTGTAATAATAAGACGGAGAGGAGGTATGATGAAATTCGAAACCCATTATCTTATACAAATTACCAGTAAATTTGTCTTTATGTGAATATGATATTACCGTCGATATTTTGTTATGTTTAACAAAATAAGAAAATAACCTACTCGCGCCGCCAATTATATTTGTATTTAATTTATTACAAAATCTAAGTAATTCAACAGTATCTTTTTTAAATCTGCTCTTACCAAATGACATTACAGAAACCAATGTGTTCTTATAAAATAGACCGTAGGTATATTCCGCGCTCACATATCCCTGTAAATGATTATTAGTGACAAAATCTTTATAAATTGCATTATTAATTTCTAATATCTGACATTCTCTTGCATATATTCTTGAGTTATTACCTATGATGGAATTTATTATAGATTTAATAATATCTCTTTTTGATTCCCATTCATCGCCCCTTATATGTAGTAAATGTATACCTTTTTTATTACATTCTAATGTTTTTTTAAGATGATAATCACGGGACTTATTTCCCGTGATTTCTGAATGCCAATACGTTCCATTATGTTCAATACCTAATTTCAATGAAGGTATATAAAAGTCTATCTCCAAAGGAGGTATTATATTTCTAACATTCTTTTCAAAAATTATATTATTCTCAATTAAAAATTCAGAAATCTCTTTTTCTGGTCTTGTTTCATTAAACTTTTTAGGAACTATGTTATAATCTAAAAATCTTAAATAAACTGTACGAGGGGTTACATCTAATATTTTTGCAATTTCACTAACTGACTTTTCTTCATTTTGTATTTTTAAAAATTCTGCATCATACAACAATTTGTAATTATAGGCTGATATATGCTGTCCATTAGGGACAGGATTACCATACTTTGATACCATTGTTATCTTGCTTTTTTCTCGTACCTCGGACAATTGTAAAGAACACTTTACTCCATATTTCTCTAAATTAGTCGAAACCACCTTATCTTGAAACTGTCGAGTCATGGACGGGTGTATTACACCATACTTCTTAATGGAAGTTTGAATTTTCTTATCCTGAAATTCAGCTAGTTGTGACGGGTTTTCAACTCCGTATTTCTCCAACATAGTCTCTTTCTTTTTTACTTTTACCTCACTGGATTTAGATTGATGGTCTACGCCATACTTATCCAGCATGATTTTCTTTTTTCTAGTATTAAATTCATCTGTGCTAAAATAGTGCGACGAACCGTAATGTGTAAGAAAACTTTGAGACTTCTTTTCCTTGACTGAAGTTAATTGTGATATATTTTCAACACCATATTTTTCTATAATTGTTCTTTTGCGTAAAAGAGTTCTGCACTCCGGAGAACATGTCGTTCTTCCATTTCGATAAATTTTTTCTAAATTAAATGAGTTTTTACATTCCGAACATATAAGTGTATACATACATTTATTTATCGTTTTTACCCGGATTTATCAAATATCTAAGCAGTTCGTTCCTGTCAAATTCTCCACCACCTGATGGATTTTTCTTGGTAACATTACCTAAATCGAAATCTATTTGCTCTGCCCTAACCTTCTTAAGCTGTAATTCAATCATCTTTAGTTTTTTATCGGCCTTAGAATTCTTTGCGTCTAGGGCAGTCTTTAACATCTGCCCTGCTACTTCGTATATCTTTCCAGCTTCTCGATCGGCTACATTTCCACCAAGCGAAATTAAATCTTCAAATGTCTTAACTGCTTTCCTTGCAATTTCGTCCATCTCATTGTCATGAGTCTCAAGCCCGTGAACTACAGGCAATGCTGTATCCACCTTCTCTGCTGTTGTTAAGGCAGAATAAACCTGATTAGCTTCTACCATTAGTTCATTAACAGTCTTTACTGGTTCAACCGGTTCTATTACTTCCTCGACTGTCCTCGAGGAAGGTAGATTAAAAAATTCTTCTAATTTTTTTGTCATTATGCCTTCCTCTTAGGATTATTGTAGATATTCTCTTCATTCATTACTCTAAATTTCATTCCATGACTCTTTGCGAATGCTGTTGCCGCAGCCCATTTATATTGGTTAAGAGCAAAAGCAGCCTTCGATCTTATCGTCTTGGCTTGTTCAAGAAATGTTTCTTTAGCAGGCTTTACCTCAATAATTTCTGCATTAGTCTTACCGTTTGCATCCATGTAGGTTACGACAAAATCAGGAATGTATACGGTATACTTACCAGTAAAAGGATTTTGATATGGAATTTTTAAGGACTCAGATGCCCAATTTATAATATTTGGATTAGAATCAAACATCGACATCACTGTAAATTCCCATGAGGATCTAAATAATATAGGATATGTTCCCACATATTTAGATGGATTTACAGGTGTGTACTTACCCTGAACGTAATTATTACTCATGCTAGAGGATCCGTTATAACAAGTTGCGGCATTGTGCCTGTTATTCTCCACATAACATTTCCACTGTGTAAATCAATAACTCTACCAGCATTAACATGTATTCGATGAATAAGCCTCAATGCTTTCCGTAATTGCCTATCTGCTATATTGTCATATCGATTGTTTTTTGCTGCTTCGCGTATAGTTTTAATTATGTAATCAGCATCAAATCCGATCATATCAGGAACCTGGACAAACATATTTTCTGCTAAAGACTGCAACAGATCTGTATTGCTAACTATGGATGGTTTAGTAAAGTCATGCAATTTTTCCATATTAAGATTATAACTTAATCTTCCATCATCATCTTTAAATATCTTTAGATCATGTATTACTGGAAAATAAGGATTTTTTTCACCATCTTGTTCTAATTTATAGATCTCATTTATGTATGCAAGATATCCATCTTGTATGGGGTCCGATGCATGCCTGATACGGAAGCTGTCTTTATCTACATACCCGGCTCGACCTACCTTTGTTATTTGATTAAGACGCTTGTGGGAAGGTACTGCGTAAGTTGAGCCAAAGGAACCAGCTCCTTTAAAATCATAATTGTTTAATTTACTAACTGCACCTGCTCTTCTTACGCTCGGCTTAGAGGTAATTCTTGGAGTAAAATCTATTAATTCATACAAACGCATATTATCCCCTGATAGCGCGAGCCTGTAGGCTGTACCTATTGTTAACTGCTGTTGCAGTACCTACCTGATTTCCAGGATCCCTTAATTCGTTAAAAATCTGATATGCGTTATCAGATAGTGTTAATTTCCCAAGATACTCTGATTTCTCTAATAGTGCCTGTGGTGATATACCCATAACACTAGCAATATCAATTGTTAATGCAGTCATGGATTCTGCATAAACTATACTTGCACCTCTGGACAAAAAGAATGATCTTGTTGAATCAAAAGCAGAAGGGGAAAAATTACCAACAACGCCGCCACCTAATGCCGCCTGTGAAACAGAACCGGGATCAGGAAACACTGTAGATCCCGTTGAATACTTAAATGTATTTGCAGTCTGTCCTGTAACTGTCTTTACTGTTCTCTGCGTACCTAGATAGGTAAGCATCTGCGAACTGAATCTACCAATAGATGCTATGTTTGAACTAGGCATTACCACCCCTTTCCCTATTTACATCAGGGTATTGTGTGCTGGTTACTACAGCAGTAGAAGCAAATGGTCTAGCCTGAATAGGTGGAGTGTTATTAGGATAATATGGCTTAGGAGAAATATTAGCCATTCCGTTTAACACACTCGCGCCAACCGGCCGTGTCACTTTATCAGACAAGAACGCACCTGTCACACCTCCTATAGAGGCCTGTACATTTTTTCCAATTCGCTGCAATATAGGATTATCAGATTGTAGCAATGGATTATTTGACTCAATGAAATCATTTAATCTAGCATTAAATGCAAGGGACGGCAACTCTAAGAATTCGCCGTGTTCAAATTGGTCAATAGTTGAGTTATTGTTTGTCTCAGTTCCACCTAATTTTAAATTTTGAATTGTGTAATATGCATATTCATACTCAAATGTAAATGTCAATTCAAGTGTCTTATCACTTGTTGCATAATTTAGAACATCGTGTGTAAATGCCGCTATTCTCGGATTTACCAATGTTGTTCTATTGAATCTTCCACCATGTACTTGATATATGTCGATGGACTTTATTAAGTTTCTGACATTGTTTACTGTAGGCAAGTTAAATCCAAAATGGTGATTATTGAGCACACCGGATACTACATTCTGTGTATCACTTTTGTTTCCTACTGTGTTTGTCGGAGAATTAACACCGGTTGGTTGATTACCTTTGAATAATTTTTTAATACTTGCTGGAAGATTTGCTATATTTGGATTTAGCGCAGGAGTTATATTATGTAGCAATTCTTCAACACTCATGGGTTTATCTCTTTGTTGATTCTGCACTGGTGAATTTTGTCCGGATTCGTTCCCATCAGCAAAATAGTACCTATAATACATATCCCAAAATTTGAGTGTCTTTCCATCTACAACATCATGCATAACCATCTTAACAGGCTCGAAGCCAATCTTAGATTGACTTATTCTCTTTCTATTGTATTGGTTTAGATGTGTGGTCTCAATCTTCATTGAGGGCATTTCAATAGATTTAACCAAGGGCGGGACCTGTGCTAAATCAGCGTTGTTAAAATATCTTGCTATGTAGGCCCTAGCATCACCAACTTGGTTAAGATTAAAACTTACATAATACTCGAAAGGAAACCTTGGATGATTCCTATATAAGGATTGTGCGTCTTGATTGAAATTGTATGTTGCATGACGAGAACTCTTCTCATAAAAGAATCCTGCACCAGTTAACGAAGTAAATAGGCTTGAAAATGAAGGCATATCTATTATTTATCCTCTTTCAGAAAATGAAATTTTATTCAAAAAGAAAGGGGCATTTCTGCCCCTTTCCGATATGCATCAAGTACATTAACCAACAGTTGTACCACCAGCCGGCGATACAATATTTGGATACGGATTTCCTCCAACAGTTGTACCTTGATTTGTATTTGGACCAGATACATTTGTTGCGTTATCAAATCTAATTGTCAATGTAATTTCATTTGCGTCGCTGCTTGAGTAATCAAAATCTCCATAGGAAGCATCCTTAATCCAGCACCCATCAAGTACCCAGGATTCAAGTTGATCATTATCTGTACCATCTAGTGTATGAATTTCCATTGAAAACTTATAATTGATACCAGCGACAGCACTTGTTTGTTCGAAGTGATTCATTTGTTTCTGGATTTGAGCACCAACTGAAGAAATAACTGCGTTTGTAATATCATCGCGTAACTTAATTTCGATGGTTTCAAATGTGTGCTTTCCTGCAATCCATGCAACTGAGTTATAAGAATGCACTGCGACTTCCTCATAGGATGGCTTTGGACGTGTGCAAGAAATAACGTTCTGAGTCATTTCACGCAAACCGTTATTTTCTCCGAAGTTCTGCCATACTACTCTAAAACGATACTTCTGTTTTGGGTGTAACATACCAAGCTTGGTACCATCAAGTGGAACACCGAATTTAGCCATATTTGCCATCTTTTTCTCCTGCTATAAAAGCTAATACTATTTATCAAATCATTGAAATTTTTTCTCGAGGGTTATTCCGGCAAATCCTGTTATTACATATATCTCTAACATATCTGCTGAGCAGGAATATGGTATGGCTGCTATTCCATGGTCTCCCCATTTCGGACCTGCAAAGTTAGCAATTATCCACGAACCATTGTTTAAGTTGTCGTCGTAACCTATTATTGTTACAGCATGACCCTTAAATTGCCTATTATTGGTGGTATTTATCGGAATATACCTATGATTAACAATGCTACCTTGTATACCTGGAAATAATCTACCTATGTGCATTCCTGCTATAACAGAGAATTCATTATCGATATAAAACTTAATCTGATCTGGCAATATCCTTTTATAAGAATTCATTCTATGATATGATGCATCCGTTATAACTGAGAAGTTAGGATGTACATCAACGACTTCTTCAATAAAAGGCCACACTTCATTTCTCGGTACACCAAATGCCTCTAATGCTATCAGTGTATCTCTTATACCAGTACCACTTTTCCCGACTCTATTTGTTAGAAATCTAGACATGTAATAAAGGTATAATCTAGAAAAGTATTCTTTTATACCTTCAGAAAAAAGTATCATCTCAGCTGATAACAAAACCGCGTTGGCAGAACAACAATCAATATTCTTCTGTGACGGAAGATAGTGTATTAAATGCTGTAAATTCTTCACAAGATATTTATTCCAAAAAGAAAGATATCAGTGAAAACTATACCATTTTAGTCCAAATCCATTTACTATTACCGCAATCCCATATCCTAAGATATCCTCCTAATAACCTATTTTCATATTCGGTTAATTCTTGATTATCGTTTTTATTCTTTCTAAGGTTAAATCTATGAATTCTCTTACCGGCCCGCAAATCTATATACCAATATCCAATACCCGTCTCGCCTGCATATCTGAAATCTAAATTATTATAAACATTTCCGGTATTCCATCTATTATCAGAATAACTCAATACTTCAGTAGGATTGTATTTTCTTATGAAATATTGAAATAATTTAGAGGCGGCACCCACTATATTATAATTTTTTAAAGAGGCGAAACGAAGCAATTCTATTATATCTTTATTTTTTATACCTCGAGATAAATTTACCTTACCAAAAGACATAACAGATACTAGTTTGTCGTTGTAAAATAAACCTACTTTTATAGAAGATTTTGTGTGCCCTTGTATATGATTTGTTTCCAAAAATAAATACTCTTCTTCATAACTTATTTCTTTTATTATGGTGTTTCTTGCATAAATTTTGTTTTCAGATTTACCCAATAAATTTAGTATCCTACTTTTTATAATATCGGACTTAAAATCCCATTCGTCTTCAAAAATATGAATTAACCTAATACCCTTTTCTTTTGCAAGAACTGTTTTGTTCAGGTGATAGTTCTTATCGATTCTTGTATCGTTGTGCCAGAACAACCCGTTAAATTCAATACCTATATTAAAGTCTGGTAGAAATATATCTATTTCTAATCCATCTAACATCTTCTTATTTTCAATTATAGAAATTTTATTATTTCCAAGAAAATCCTTAATTGCCTGTTCTTTTAATGATCCTTTATTGATACCTGAGCACCTAATGCATGGTACCCCAGTCTCCTTGAGTCTCCACTTATAAGTCTCGGTCGGTATAGATTCTGTTGAGTTACACACTGAACAAGTAAAATTTACAATTTTGTTAGGATTTTCGAATAATAATTTTTTCTCTGGGTCCTCATTGATAGAATTAATAATAACTGTAGGCGGTGAAAATAATTCATATTTTTTAATGCGTGATGTATCCTTCTCCTCCTTATACTTCTCTGTCTTTGTATAATGATCAACACCGTGTTTACTTAAGAACATATCTCGTATCTTTTCACCGTGGTTGGGCATTTGTCCTGCATTTATTACTCCATATTTTCTAAATATAGTTTCTCTGCCTTTCTTATTTAAATTATCTGCCCTTTCTCTTGTCTTTTGCCTGGCCTTAGGTGACACTAATGCTCCATATTTCTCTTTCATGGTAGAAAGACGATTTATTTGAAATTCTTTAGACTGCAATGTTCCTTCACCGAATTGTTCTTTATATTGGGAACTGGTCATAGAATGAGATTTTAAATGAGTAGATGTTATTAAGGATTTGAATTCCTTATTGCAAATCTTACAATGTATTGTCATATAATTATTTTATTAGTGGTATGTGATATGATCTATTTATATATTTTACTCAAAATAAAAGACAGGATGCCTGTCTTTTATTTTTATTTTTATGCTAAGGCCAGATTAGACCCTGTATTCTTGATTCTAATTGGAATGTAGATGAATTCAATTGCCTTAACTGGTTGTATAGCAATATCAATCCAAAGTTCATTCCTATCGATTCTTGCTGGTGTATTATTACTCAAATCACACACTACCAAGAAGTCATACAAAGCACGTAATGTAATCAATTCAGATAAGAATCTATCGAACGCATCCTTGACTGCTTTGCGTGTTGTTGTATCGTTTGGCTCAAACAAGAATGGCTGTGCCAAATTGTTTAAGTTATAACGTAGATAATTCTCTAAACGAACAACGTTAATACGGTCAGTTGCACTCGCGAAAGGTTGGCGTGTCTTCTGTCCAAACACAACAATACCACCTGTAGGCATTACGCGAATTGGGTTGATACCATTGTTGTAAAGAATGTCACGCTGGCCTTCATTTAACTTCACTGGTATAAACTGCCCTGAACTGTTAACATATCCAACAGTTGCTGCATTGTTAACAACACCTCTCTGTAAACCTGCTGGAGCAAACCATGGGTAAGCAACTTGGTCGTTGTAAGCAATTGTTCTTAGAGCCATGTGTGTTGGAGGAACAACAACATCAACCCCATCAACATTTGTACTCAATCCACTTGGATACCAAGCAGCAAAATACTTGCTTGCAGAAACTAAACCATCTGGGCCATTTCCAAGAGCACTACTTCCATTTGTTGCCCAATTCTGCAAAGATGTTCCTGTAGCACTTAGGGTGAATGGTGTATCACCAAGAACGAAAGCTGTCTGCTTGCGATCTTCGTTTAGTGCCAACATTTCGTCGATGGCTTCAACAAATCCAGGTGCAGCAATAAGGTTGTAGTAAAGATCTTCAGCTCTGATTTCTTCGTTGGCGGTAATTACCGCTTGAATTGCTCTAACAATAACAATCTGTTGCGCTGCGGCTCCCATGTATGGATTACCTGCTGCATTATTCCCAGAAGTTGTTACCCAACGGCCTGTGGATCCATTGTTTGTATCGTCCGGTTCTGCTGTTACTCCATTATATACATACGGAGATTCCCATACCTTTACGTTGTTTGTCGAATAACGAGTATTCCACAACATAAATCCCTTTGGATACAATGCCGCATCTGGAGCATCTGGATCAAGGTCGGGGGCGCCACCACCTCCGTTATTTTCACCAGAGTATGATCCTAAGTGATACAATGGATTTGGACGAGCATCTTGGAAGATAATACCATTAGGCGTCGTTTGGTCTGTATTATTTACTAATATCCAAGCAGACCCGTTCCATTTCTTAATAACAGGATATGGATTAACATCAGTATCTACCCAAATATCGCCCACAACCAATGTCGGTGTTGGTACATTATCACGTGGATCTTGAGATTGTGGATATACGGTTGGATCTGACCCAGTAGCAAGACCAACAAAGCCCGGAAGGTTTACGTTAACCCAGTGATCTTGTCCGTCGCAAACTAGAATATCAACTGTTGATTCACCAGCACTATTTAAACCAAGTAATGCATTAAACCAAAGTTGCCCGTTAGCAGGACCCTGTGTTGGAACTACAGTGTTACCAACAATTGTCGTCATTGGAGACCAAGAACCTAATGCTGTTGTAGAATACTTAAATGTCAACGAATTATCAAGTGCGCCAGCGCCGGTAATAACTGGCTCGATGTAAATCTTACCAGCACTGCCTGTAGCATCTGTGCTGTAATAGGTGTTTGCTGCTGTATCGTCTGCAAGAATCGGTGCTTCTACTTGCAAGAACTGTGATAATGTAGCATCCATTCTACGAAGTACAAGATTTGCACCTTGTGCTGCCGCAGATGTCTTAACCCAATATTCTTGTGTGGTTGCTGCTGTTGTAAGGTCTGGCCATACAGAATTGAAATTCATATCAAATGTACCAGTGACCACAGTTGCGCCTCCTGAGAGTGCTACAGTAGGAACGATAGAAACGGTAAATGTTGTACCACTGTTAATTTGAGTAATAACAGTGTCTGCCGCAAAAGTCCCTACGCCTGCAGTAATTCGTGGCTTCATGCCGGCAACTAACCCAGCGGTGGTTGTGACTGTAATAACTGCACCGGTTGATGTAGCACCAGCTGCTGAAGTATAGGCTACTGCACCAATTTGCTTCCACGAACTGTTTATCTTAATCCAGTATGAAAGATTTCCGCTTGCTGTCTGGAAGACAACTGCATAATCGCCATTCACACCATCACCAGAAACCGGAGTGTTTGAAGTTCCTGTTGCAAAGTTATAAACGAAATCAGGCGTTACTGCTTCCCAAATTTCGTTAGGGAATGTTCCAGAACGAACAAACAGACCATACGATGAACCATTTGGAATAGCGGTTTCATCAAACCAATATGTTCCGACTGCCGCCGGGCTTGTTGGCTCAATAGGAGTTGCTTCAAGCTGTGCTGTATCGACATCAGCACGTACAACTCTAGTTAAGTTAGAAATGCCTAAATATGAATATGCTGCTAAAAGTCCGTATTCGTTTAGAGGATATCCATTTAACGATGTTCCACTAACATCGTAGAAAATTGGATCACCAAATGTCTGAACTAAATCTCGCTGGGAGGTAATTGAATATACCTTACCTGCGTTGGCCTTTGTGGTTCCTTCAGCAAGTGCAAGTCCGGAAGGGTCGTTCTTATTTTCTTGTGTGGCTATAAAGATTAAAGGTACTGTTCCTGGACCGGCGCCTACGTTAATAGATTCATCTATAACTGAAATACTTACGCCAGGGGATACTAATATATTGGCCATTTTCTTGAATTCTCCGATAAATATATAAATAGCCAAAAACGGCTGTTTCTTATATTTATGATAAGGATGTAAAAAATGGCCAATAATACCCCACCGATAACAGGCATTATATACAAAACAACCAATCTAATAAATGGAAAATGGTATATAGGAAAAGATGAAAAGAATAATCCCAATTATCTAGGTAGCGGAAAATTATTACTACGAGCTATAGCAAAATACGGAAAGAATAATTTTAATAAAGAAATACTTGCCGAATCGTTATCTAGCAATGAGCTTGCTAAATTAGAAAAATTATTTATAGAAAAGACTAACGCAGTCCAGGATAAAAATTCATATAATATAGCAGATGGTGGGTATGGCGGTAACACACTTGCTGGATTTTCTAATAACGAACGGCAACTTTTTGGAGAAAAAATGAAAGAGATTCTTGTGTCTCTACCCGAAGACAAGAAAATGAAAAGAGCAGAGAAGATATCTAAAGCCCTTAAAGGGAAACCGAAAACAGAAGATCATAAGAATAAGATATCAGAATCAAAAACGGGCATCAAACAATCTCCAGAAACTATAGATAAAAAAAGAGTAATAAGTAAAAAATTATACGACGAAGGTATAATTTCATTACCCAAAGGAACATGGAAAGGAAAAGTGCATACAGATGAATCTAAACTAAAGATGTCTGCTGCTAAAACAGGTGTGAAGAACAAAAATAATAGATTATTTTCAATATCCGAACACCAAGAAATACAGGTATTATATAAAAATGGTGTTAAAACAAGTATCATAGCCAAAATGTTTTCCACATCAGGACCTACTATTTTAAGATATGTTAGGGAGACTATTTTAATATAGGCTCGATTATATCCTTAATTTGCTGTTTTAAGTTTTCGACGTCACTATTGTTATTTATTTCATAATCAAATTTTGTGCCTGCCCAAGCCCATTCACTTTGATGTGCCGAAGAATATGTCTTTGACATGATATCTCTAGCAATAGAATTGCCTTTATTAGCCATGACGGCGGTCTCATACCACGCAGGCAATTCACCGCGTTTGACCCAGATCATGATTCCGCCCTGTTCTTGTATGAACTTTATCTCATTAGGAAATCTAACATCGCTAATGACAGTATTTCCTGTATTTTTCCTAATACGGTTTTCTATAGTAAGAAACCATATGTTTTCGTTAAAATGATTTCTAAGCGAATCAGTACCAATTAGTTGTAGCGCCAATCGTGGGCTAAAGTTTGGCATTCCCAATTTTTCTGCCCACCAACTATCAACATTTTCTCTCCATTCCCTGGATTCGGCAGTCTCGCCTTCTAGCAAATCTCTCGGCCAATCGAATATAGAAGAGCAGGCATCCTTAAGGCTTGATGCAAAACTATCCTTTCTAAATCCGTAAATTGTTGTTAATTCAGATGCGACAGTATTCTTGCCGCTATTGATGAAACCACTTATTCCAACGATCATAAAAAGTCCTTACACTGTTCATGTAGTTATACGCAAACAGTCATAAGGGCTTTATTTTTAGGTACGTGCATTTATGCGGTAATCCTCATATAATTTTTCAATTGTTTTCCCGCATTTGGAATTTTTTCCATTATTCTCTTTTGCCGGAAGTAATCGTAAATTTGTCCAATGACCTATTATTTCCGGCGGTACATTATTATCAAATCCCTCTTTTCTGGAATAAATGTGATCTAAATGGTATTCTTTCCCTCTTTCTAGTCCATTCGGATTAATTCTACTATATGAATAGTACCAACTATTCTTTGTATGTTCTTTAACTTTCTCATTATATAATTCTAATGCAGATTTTTCTTTATCAGTTCTACAATATCCGTTTAAAGATTTAGTAGTTATAAACTTATTATATACATCGTCGGTTTGAATTGGCCAAACACCGCCCCAATTATTAAAACATGTATTTTTTCGCTTATTATAACCTTCAACATTTTCAATAGAATTCCAATGATCGAACCCAGTTTTCTTTTTAAATGTTTCTAATCTTTTTGTTGTCACCTTAGGTGATCTGGCTTTTGCGGATCGTGATGAATATTCTAGGTATCTATTCTCGTACCATTTAGTAAATTCACCTGTTACAGGGCACACTGGTCTTGTAAAATTATCATTTAATATATGCCAACACCTCTGTTTAGGTTTAGCATTATCCGGTAAAAAGGAAGTGGATTCTAGAATCCACTTCCACAGTTCTGGTTCTCGTTTGTATAGATAACGAGTGGCACTCTTATTATAGTTCTCTGGCTGCTCACCCAAAAATTTTATAAGGTTTTCCTTCATAGTAAGTCTCCTTACTATTATTTATCACTAACCTATTATAAATCCGTGTTATCAACCCACAATAAAGCCATAACCATCTCCGCTAGTTACCATATTCAATAAATCTTTTTCTAACTTATCTATTTCTACTTTTGCTTCTTGCTTCATGGTCGCACCATTTAAAGTAACATTTCCGTTCGGTCCTGGAAATCCTCCTGGAAATTTATCTCGGGCCTCACCTAAGACATATTTTGCAACTGCTGTAGAATAAGAACGCAACCATGGGCCTGTATAAGGATCATTGATAATATCATCGTCAGACTTTCTTGCATAAACTCTTACGGCCACTTCTTCATCAGCTGTCGGGCGTCGAATAATGGTTAGTTTATGAGAATTTACATCCCAGATGAAATTAAGTTGGCTAGCAAACACCCTTTCGGCTGTTTCTAGGTACTGATTATAAAAGTCCCATGTTGCAAGGCCACCAGATCTATTTGGTTGCAACAAATAGATATTATAAAATGCAGCATCAACCGGGTCAAAATTTACTCCACCGTTGGTATATGCACCGACACCACGGCGGTATAGACGTCTTACTTCCTGCACCTCTTCTGGTAGAGTATATTCCGTTATGTCCCGTGTGATGTGTAAAAAAATATCTTTCTCAATCATGGATCCATCTGATTGCTGACGCAATTTTTGAATTCCAACTGTTATAGCAAGATTTAGATGTTCAACGTCTAACTCAATATCAACCATTTGCGAACCGAGACTAAGCTCAATTTGCTTCATTAACAAAACTCTAGGCGTAACTTGTGAGGACATATGTATCTTTCTCCAGACACACTATTTATCAATAACCCACTGTTGCCTTCTTCATAATAAGTGCATCATCTAATGCATTATGTTCGTCATAATTATGCCGAATAATTAACTCATTTTTTATGGTGTCGGGAACAAACACTGGAAAAGACATTTCCCTAGATAAATTTAAAGGCCAATATGGATCTAGCAAATCCCTTAAGAATGGTAAATCCCAGGTAGGAGCATCTGTGGCAATAATGCAATCAGGGCCTCGATCGTCAACCCAATTACCTACTCTGAGAGCACATTCATATCTAGACATCCTATATTCTCCACCCCTTAGAATAGGTAGAACTGTAGTTTTAACAAATTCAGAACAATCTCCGATTTTATAGGTGTCAATTAATTCGGCATAAAAATAATTTTCATGCTCATCTACCAAGGCAATACTTATTAACTTTGCCTCTGGTGTAAGTTTGGTAAATTCTGTGTCAAGGAAAAGTTTCATTAATCGTCGTCCGCCCAATAAACATGCGTTGCCCAGATCGGTATCTGTGATATCTTTTTTATCTTTGGACCTGCATATTTCTTATCACCTTTTATACAAGCCCATCTAACAAATAATAGTTTTTCAGTATCTTGCACATTTATATGAAACTCTTCTATTGTGTCAAAATAAGAAAATATCAAAGAGTCATCATCTAAAGGAAATAATTCTTCATCACCATTCATTTATCTATTCTCAATATAATATGGTGTTCGTTTAGCTTCCCGCTACAAGGAATGTCCACTGTCGTCAATTCCTTTAAAAATGTGCGAAGTTTAACCTTGCTTGCCTTCTTAAACTCTGCTAAAGCCTCAATGGGCTTACGTAATGTTTTTTCAGCTGAATCAGGTGAATAATTAAGTAAACTAGCGCCCTTAACAAGTATGCCACGTTCGTCAAGCGCCCTGTAATGAGATAGTTTGCGTGTTTTGGTGTTATAGCACCATACTTCCTTTGAACCTAAAATGCCTGCAGGATTAAGACTGACTATCCCTAGCGTATTATCTTCTTTCTTGTACTTTAATTTAGATATAACCTTCTCGACTGAGATTGGTTTCTTTTTACGTGGTACTCTCTGTACTTTTGCTACTTCTTGCATCATATCACATGCCTTAAGCAAATTCAGATGAAATTGTAACAACTTCTTTAGTTCAGGTTTTGATAGATGTGAATATGCTTCCATTAAATATTTATCTTTGCCTTCGGCGGCCGCGGATACTTCAGCAGCACGCCTCTTAAATGCTCCAACGATAAATCTCATGTGTGCAGACTTTAAATCAAAAGTCTTAAACAGCCCGAGGAAATCCTCTACTGTTTTTAACGGAATTTTCTTATCCATTATAAAATCGTCTAACCACCCCTCCACTTCCCCTGCCGCCTCGTTCGCTTTTTCTTTAAGCCTATCTTGTATAGTCGGCTTTGAACTACCAACAACATCGCTGCTAATCGCTGCACAAGTGTCTTCTTTTGAAACTTCTCTCGCGGCTTTCTCATCCACCTTGCTCCTGGCTTCTTCTTCATTGATTACCTTTTCGAGTGCAGGCATTAATTTTGGAAATATATCATCAGGAACTTCTGCACCATGATTTAAAATATACATGTATTTACCCACTGTGATAAATCTATTTTCATGTATATTATCAATTCTACCCAACAGAGAGTTTTTAGGATCTTTTGACTTGAGATATTTTACCACTTCTTTCTTTAAATTGGTTGGTGATACCTCGTAATGGGCATACAAGAGTGCCGCATGAAAGTTTGTCCTAAAATTCTTATGTGTCTTCACGGCTTCTGCAAAATCCGGCTTTGGCCAGCTTGCTACTACTCCGCTTGTTATTTTTTTACCTGCCATTCTGTTATCCTCAAGAATACACACTATTTTAGCTGATACTAAAACAGTATCGCAAATAATCGTGGTTGTCTAACAGAGGTTATTTATAGATAAGTCTTGGATTACACGTCGGAAATGTCTTTTTTATGCTTTTCTTTACGTGTAAACTTCTTTGGTTGATGAGAACCTGC